TAGCTGCTCTACCACCTGGCACACCATTGTTGATGATCTCATCTTCTATATGCTCTAGGTGTAAATTCTTACCTGCTTTTTCTTCATTTAATTGTGAAAATCTAATCATTTTTTACCACCCATTAAGTTTTTAAATAAAGGTGTTGCAGTTGCTTGAAATTGTGGTTCTGCTGTCTTAGAACCTTTATATCTTATTTCTAAATTAAGTAAAGGCATTGTTCCATTATAAACTGTGTAAAACAATTTTGCTGGTGCCTTTTCCTCTTTAGTATATTCCCAAGGCTGTCTTTTTGTATTTCCTTTATTATCTACTGTTTGTCCTAACTTTATTTTATCATCTTTAAATATAGTAGTCAATGCTTCTATTGTTGTTGGTAAATCTTTAATCTCTGCTGGTTCAACACCAATATTATCACCCTTTTTCTGACCAATACCAGTTAATAAATAAAATTCAAATTGACCAGATTGGTCTAATATTGGTTGCAAGTCAACTTTAAATATAAGTTTTAAAAATGATTCCATCATTTGTTTTGAATCTTTCATCAAAACTTTATTGACTACCATCCAGAATATATTTTTTCTACCAGTTTCACCACGACCAGCAAGCATATCATTTGCAAATGCATTTGGTATTTTACCTATCTCTTTTTTAAAATCGTTATCTGACATTTTTTGAATTAAAGAATACTTATTCTTACCATATTTTTTTACAAATGGTGGATATGATGCAACCATTCTTATGAAGAATAATTTTTTTGCTTTATTAATTGATGCCATATCTTCTGGTGAAATAAAATCTTTTAATAATGATTTATTTCCTGTGATTGGTTTATTAATTAATGTTGGGTCTGCATCTTTTGATGAACCTTTTTTCTTTAATGAAAAACCATAATACTTATTACCACCAGCAACAACTATGTCAGAAGAATTGTAGTCTTTAATATTTCCTATTGGTGGATTGAAACCAGCTATTTCATCATCCCACTTTTGTCCTGTCCAAAATACTTTTGTTGGACTTGGAACAATTTTTAATATTGCATTTGCAGAAGATATTGCAGTTGCAAGGTCATACCAGTTATCAGTAAATTGATTTAATAAACTTTCTTTACCAACTACACCTACAACTTTACCCCATTGTTCTTTTGCATTTTTAATTATTTTCTTTGCATCTTCAACAGATATTTCTGTGGAGTCATATTTCTTACCCATCAATACAATTGTTGCAGTCATTAATTCTTGTGTGCTTGTGGATATTTTTTCTCCACCACCTTCTCCACCATATTCTGGTGTTTTAGAAACTACAGTCCAAGAGGTAGATGGATTTGTAATTGATATTTTATCAACATCATCAAAATCTTTTATTAAAGACTTCATATCTTTTACACCATAAACTTTACCATTCATAGTGATTTCTTTTATTTTAATAGTAGAACCATCTTTTAACATATGGTCTTCACCTTTTGCAATTTTGTTTGCAAATATTTCTATTCTTGGAGTACCAGAGTTTGGGCCTTTACCAGCAGGTTTTTCTAATTGAGCTTTACTAAGAGAAGACTCTGCAATAAAGTCTGAAATCTTTAATACTGGTGCGACATATTTTTCTTGAGTCGGTCTAAGTTGACGAACAAACTTTCTTAACATTCAAGTTCTCCATTTGCATATAGTTTATATTATTTATACTAACAGAGAACTTGAATTTTGTCAAGTTTAAACTTTTGCAGATGCTTCTACTAACAGATTCATTTCAACTTCTGGGTATTCTGCACTTAATGCTTCTAATGAATCTTTTGCAGAAGCCATTGCATCAACTAGTTTTCCCATTTCTTCAAAATGTTGTGGATGCTCGCCAATCGCAACTGGATTGTTTAGATATATTTCAAGTGTACAATGTGCCTCTTGATAGGCTGCATCATATTTCGCTTTTAGTGCTTTAATCATATTATTTTTCATAATTATCTCCAATTTTCTCTGTTCATATATGTTTTAAGTATTTCAGATGTAACACTTTTGTCTTTTGTAGACCTTTCAATGCCACTAAATCCAGGCATACTATTTACCTCAAGAATATATGGTTGTTCTTTTTCTCTATTTTTAGATGGTAAAAAGTCAACTCCAACTAAATCACCATTTACTAATTTTGCAGCCTTAATAGAATCTTCTAATTCTAATTCTGTAAGTTCTATTGATTCAACCTCTGCACCTAAAGATGCATTACTTCTGGCATCACCAGAAATCAAACCTCTTTTCATTGATGCAATCACATTTCCTCTTAACACAATAACTCTAACATCATACTCAATCTTAATATGTTCTTGTAATATCAAATCAATATTTTTAGTTAAAAGAGATAACATTTGAACAGTTGGGTGTAGTGAACGCAAACTCTCCACGATAATAACACCAACACCAGTTTGACTTCCACTAGATGCTTTTAAAATAACTGGAAATTTTAAGTCTTCCATAATTCTTTTAGAGTCATCTGAATATGTAACTGGAATAGTTTTTGGGGTTCTAAGTCCATTCAATCTGAACAATTCGTTGCAATAATATTTGCTTGTGCAAGCATCCCAAGTTTCTATAGATGGTACAGTTTTAAAACCTTTATTCTCTAAAAGTTTTATCATGTCCACCCATCTTCTATTAGAAGTAAATCCAAGAGTGCCTAATCCTCTAGGAAATATTAATGTATTTTCTGGATTAATTTCAAATGGTTTTTGAAAATCTGACTCTCCATCTTCTGATGGTTTGATAGACAAACCAGTTTTTTCATCAAAAGCAAAAGAGTGTAAAAATAACTTATCACCCTTTTCTTCAATACGACTACCTTGAAATTCAGCATGAAACAAATCAACACCAACAGTATTGGCAGCCTTGGTCATTAATTTATAATCTGGTGCATCTTGTTTACCAACATCTCTTAAATGTTCATGTGAATTATGAAACATAACCAGTTTATATAGTTCTTTTTCCTCTGCAATGAATGACTTGAATTTTTCCAAGATTAGACCTCTCGTTTTTTACCTATGTTATATTTAGTTTCAAGAGTCCATTCATCTTTTTCTTTAAATGAAATTATTTTGATTTGACTTAAAGGAGCTATTGGTTCTAATTCACCCTTTACAATTACCAAGCCCCAATCACCTAATAGTTTGCCGATTGTGTTTCGTCTTGCAATATCATTCTCTGATAAATTAGTTTCCTTACCATCAAGTGCAAATAATTCTTTAAAGTGTACTATAAAGTACTTACCTTGTTTATGCAATATATGACATGATTGATATAGTTTTCGTTCTTTTCTTGAAGCAACACCTATACGAGATAATGTCTCTCGTATCTTTAGAAAATCGTCTGGTTCTTTCAGTTCAACTTCTAACATCTGCTCTGGCTTCCAATTAATGCTTTCCATTTCTACCACCTTTGTTCAAACTATCTTTGATAGTCTTTATCTGTTCATCACTAAGTATTTTAAGAGCAGACTTCGCCTTTTCATTATTATATCCATAATACTCTTTAACATACTCTATGTCTTTTTGTTTACTCGCCTTCAGCCAAGGAGTGTATCTTTTCCTTGTTCGTAAACTATTTAGTAAAAAGTCAAACTGTAACTTTTTATCTAAATGGTGGTTGATATTCATTTCATTTACAAGAAAGATTGTGTCTGGAAATGGTGCAAGACACTTATTGACAATGAAAGCAGGATACTTCTTTTCCCACATTTCATCATCTGTGTCCATTAGTGGTTCTTTAGTTTCATTAATAGCTTTTAAATAATCCTTTAGTTCATAGGTCATTTGAACTTTGCCTGACCCATAATCTCGGTCAAACAAGCAAGTAGATTTATTTCTTGATCTGCTGCAAATCCAGCTTTGTATTGGTATTCAGAAATAATAACAACCACATGGGGGATAGTAGAACCATCCAGATAATCATAAAGGGAATCATAAATAAGCCGAAAAATACGAACTGAGTCATTATCAAGGTTGTTAACAATCCATTTTCTAACATTGGTAAACTCTTTGTCTTTAAGTGATTGCATAAGTTCATTGATATTTGACTCCGATATATTCACAAGAACACCAGCATCTATATTACCAGATGCAGAGTATCTTTGTAGTTCATTAAGAACCCTTCTCCAATCTGGAAAGAACTTGTTCATAAGTTCTGCAACAGCTCTAGGTTCAAATGTTGTGTTCTCACTATTTAGAATATCTGAAACTCTTGCATAGAATTTATTTGCAAGTTTTGGTTTCTGGTCATTTGGAATAATGAAGTCTACTACAGAACATCTGGAATGTAATGGTGGAATCAATCTGTTCTTGTAATTACAAGTAAGAATAAAACCACAGTTCTTGTGAAATTCTTCCATGAACCCACGAAGTGCTGGTTGTGTGGATTGTGGATTTAGATAGTCTGCCTCATCAATGATTAGGTATTTTCTACCACCCTCAAGTGAAACAGTTGATGCAAAGTTTTTGATTTTAGTTCTAAGTACATCAATACCAGATTCTTCAGAACCATTTATCA